CGCGTCCTTGAGGGGCAACGCGGGTCATTGGCAAGCTGGGGGCGAGGAATCGTCTTCAGGTTGTTTGGGGTGCTGAAGTACACCCTGTGCAGACGGTGGGGCTGATTAATCCACCTAAGCACAGCTACGGAGTGACATCACATCACTTTACGTAGCCGTCGTCGCTGATGAACATACCGTCATCAACGCCGATTGGTTCTAGACCGCAGACTTCCGTCGCGTATAGAACGTCGTCAAGCATGGGCGTAAGCCTCTGCTTGAGCGATAAAGCATCTTTGATCGGAAAGATCGGGGAATGCTTAGGAGCATGTTTGAGGGCGTAAGCCCTAAACTGCTTCAGGCTGCGCATCACCTTGCCGGGTGATACTTGGCCACGACGGTCAGGGGAAATCATTCCCACTGACGAGTCGAGGTAGTTGGCGTCGCTGTAAAGCTTCGCAACTATCTTCTCGGCACGCTCAAGGGTAACCTTGGCGTCCGGGTCTTCGGACTGGTCGACGTGATATCGCCAGGACGAGTAAATTTCAGACAGTCTTCGTAAGAAGCTGCTGAAACTTCCGCGTTTAGGCTCCTTCCAGAGTCTAAACCCGTTATGGAGGGCTACCATCATTCGCGATGATAGGCCATCCAACGGACGGTCAGGGTCTCCTACGAGACCAAGACCGCCCAAGAACCGAGGGGCATACTTAGGTATACCCATCGATTCAGCAAGCTTAACGTCACGTTCATGTGACATGGCTTGAAGGAGAGCGTAAGTGCGGGGATCCACACCACGCCTCCAGAGATGCCCAAGCTCCTCGATTGGAACCAGGCTCTCTTCTACCAACGCTCGAATACTGAACGTTGGCAGACGGTCAAGGAAATATCGTCTGAAATTTCCTTTACCTTTGCTGGGATGCAAGCGGTAACGCTTACCTCCCGACAGTACATAGTCGCCTTCGCAAAAGGTTCCCATGTACCGTGATTTGACCGACTTTTCATTGACGATCAAACCACATTGCGCTGACAGACGAGTGAATTCGTCGATCTGCGCAGAGGACCATAGGGCGATGTTATCATCACCCATGATCCTAAAGTTCTGTGCGGGGTCAACGACCTTCGCACAGGACCAATGCACTAGGGACATTACTGTCCATCCTAGTGGCATTCCCATGAGCGTTCCCCGAGTAATCGGGACGCCCTGGATTGACTGTCCGAGGAGAAGATTCTCCGGGATAGCCAAATGTTTACACACGAAGCGGATAGCTTTGTGCGTCAACATGTCCGTGGCTTTGCTGAAATCAGCAGAGAACACGAACAAAGGATCACTAGGTTGACGGATGTCAAACTGGATCCTTAGCAGCTCCGGGTCCAGTAATGGTTCCCGAGTACTGCGTCCGCCTACTTTGAGAAGAAACTCATCGTAGATGGAATCGCGCCACGCGTGAGCGTGCGCGAGCTGTAGGGGGTCATTGATAGTGACCACTCTACACTTACATCCGAGTTCTGGCACTGCCACAACTCGAATGTCGACCATATCAGGGGGCTTACGCCCGCCTGTAAGGTCTTCGGCCCTCGACACAAGGAATTGTGGCGAGAGCCTATACGGGAATTGGTCCCTTCCGAGACCATCTTCCCAAATGTTCAAAGCCGTCAGGGTTCCCCCTGCGTCTTTGATCAGCTTGGTGCGCCCGCCTTCACGGCGAGTCGCTCCAAGCGTCGATGACGATGAAACAAGATGTTTCACCGTCACCGGAGCAGGCGCGTGAGGAAGATTCCTACACACGCCCGCAATCGTAGACTTGACTCGATCGTCAATATCTACGGCTTCGACTGGTTCGGTCATCAAAACCTTCCAGTCGAACACTGCCTTCTTTCGAGTAATCTTAGAAGGCCGTGGAAGTGCCCGCGCAATCTTACAATATTGCAGGTACTTAGCTGCCGTCAGGTCAATCAGACCAGGCGGTAGCACATGGCCGCGGATGTTTTTAGGAACATCCTCGTGCCTAAGGATTGCATGGGCGGTCAAACCCAGCAATCTTTTGAACGTGCGGAGATATCCGTCTCCCTCACGCTCATAGATGCGTAGTCGGCAATCACGCCAACGTACGTATCCTTTGTCTTGGAGGACCTTCCGGTCCTTTACGACACTGACAGCGGCCAGGTCAAGCGTAAGCTTAAACCTGGTTGCACTCACCTTGTGTGGCAAGTTCTGTCGTGCTTTGGAGGCCTCCCCGGCCTCCTCTGCGTGACCCTTCTGGACTGCATATGAGAAGTAATTCACAG